ATCTACCTGCAGTTGCCGCTCGAGCAGCAGCAGACGCTGATTCAGCACCTGCCTGTGCCGCCCTGGCTGCTGCCGATCCTCGCCAGCGTGGTCGGCATCGTGGCCCGCCTGGTGCCCCAAAAGGCGATCACGCCGGCCGTCGCCGCCGCCAAGAGCGAGGACGCCCCGGCTCTCGACAGCAGCGGCTTTCCGATCGCGACGGGTCACGCGCCGCTGCCGACGCTTGATCCGCAGGAGCGGCCGTGATCTCTCTCGCATCGCTCATCGCCGCTGGCATTGAGCCGACGCAGGCGCGCACGTTCCTCGACCCGTTGCTTCAGACCTGCGAGCGGTTCGACATCGACACGCCGCAGCGCCAGGCGGCCTTCGTCGCGCAGTGCTCGCACGAGTCGAGCGGCTTCACCCGGCTCGAAGAGAGCCTCTTCTATCGCGACCCGGCGCGGATCATGCGCATCTTCCCGAGCTCGGTGAAGACGCTCATGCAGGCGAAGACGCTGGCGGGCAGTCCGCGCAACCTGGCCAACACGGTCTACGCCGGCCGCCTCGGCAACGGGCCATACATCTCGGGCGACGGCTGGCGCTACATCGGCCGCGGCCTGGTGCAGCTCACCGGCCGCGCCAACTACACCGCCGCGGCGCTCGCGCTCGGCGAGCCCTACATCGACCACCCGGAGCACGTCGCCACGCCGCCTGACGCCTGCCTCACCGCCGGCTGGTTCTGGAACCGTGCGCGCTGCAACGGCCTGGCCGATGCGTCCGACATCGACGGCATCACCCGGGCCATCAACGGCCCCGGCATGGTCGGCGCCGAGGAGCGCCGGCTCCTCTACTCGCGGGCGCTAGCTGCGTTCCGCTGACCCCTTCCTCCACACCGTCCACGAAAGGGACACCATGCACTACCTGAAACGACCGCAACTCTTTCTCCTGGCCTTCGCGCTCGCGCTGCTCCAGGCTTGCGCCGGGATCGCGCCGGACACGTTCAACAAGAAGCTCGCCGCCGGCTACGCCACGGTCCAGACCGTGAACGAGAGCGCCGGCTCCCTGCTCACGGCCAACAAGATCAGCAAGAAGGACGCGCAGAACGTCGTCGACACCAGCCGCATGGCCGTGGCTGGGCTCGACACCGCCGCCGAAATCGGCAAGACGGACCTGAGCGCCGGCAATGCCAAGCTCACCGCGACGATTGCGATCGTCACTGCGCTCCAGGCGTATCTCGTAACCAAGGGAGGCAAATGATGGGAACCGCAGCACTGCTCGAGATCATCCTCGCCGGCCTGAACAACGCTGCGGCGCTGTCGGCCATCTTCCAGACGGCCACCGCCGAGAAGCGTGACCTGACGCCGGAGGAAGTCGCCATCGTTCGCGCGAAGGCCGTCGGTTCGATCGACGCGCTGCAGGCGAAGATCGACGCGATGCCATGAAGCGCGGCCCGGTGTTTGAGGTCCTGCTGAACCGGGCGGGCCGCTGGTTCGTTCACGAGGTTGCCGGCAACGGCGAGATCGTCAGCGTCTCGCAGGCCTACTCGACGAAGTGGAGCGCCACGCGCGCCGCCAAGCGAAAGGCTGGGGCGACCGCCGGGGCGAGCTGGAGAGTCCGAACGTCCTGAAGCGGTCCCAGGCTCCCGTCGCGCGCCGCTGGCCTTCGGGCTGGCGGCGCCTTTTCTCGTTTCAGATGGGGAATTTTCTGCCCAACAGCGGGCGATTGTGGCGCTCCCGGCCGGCGAGCCACCGCCTTCGCGGGCAGCAGCTCGGCAAATCGGGGCGCTCGATCTGCCGGATTGGCAAATGAGAGGTAGTCGCGGACTTCGGCCGGGCTGAGGAATTCACTCATCGAGGCTCGCTATCCCCGTCTTGTCGTTCGTGCATCCCCCCGGACCGCCCTCGCGGCCAGGGCCGGGGGTGCCCCAGCCTGAGCCTTTGTTGGTCTCGCAGCCGGGCGGCGGCGGAACGTTCGCATCGAAAGCAGCGCGATCCTTACCGTTGATGTCGGCCCCGCCCCGACCGACAGGCGTTGCGCCGCGTCGAGCAGCCCGGCGCAAGAACGCATCTTGTTCCTTGCTGGGTCGATCCTGTCTCGCCGCTTCGGCAGTCAACCCGCGCCACTGCTCATCGCCGACCAAGAAATAAGCAAAACACGAGTATTCGGCAATTCCCGGCATCCATTCACGCCAGTCCCGCCCGTCCCAGCGGGCGCGATGAACTTGCCCACCCGGCCAGCGGATTTGATAGTCGCCAACCCGCACGGGCCTTTGATTGCTCGAGAACCAAGGTGTCTTTTTCATTTGTGATCCTGTCTCGCCGCTTCGGCAACGTCGGGCACCGGGGCGTCTACGGGTGCCGCCAGATGAACGTGAATCTGTGTCCACATCAACCTCGACCGCATGCGCCTTTTCACCCTCGCGCGCCAGCACCTTCGCGCGTAGATCAGACCAGCCCGGCGTTTTCCACCCGAGGGCGCAACAGGCATCGATAGCTTCTCGGTAGCCCGCTCTCCATGCTGAGAGGGTGGCGTCATGCGGGTTCTCGAACCAAAGCGAGAGGTTGGCTTGATACACGTCACGGAACCATGCCGCGTGACGCTCGCGCTCCTCGCGTAGGGGGTCACTCATGGCTGGCCGATCCATGTCGTCATAGCTTCGTCGACGGCATCACGAGAGACACGCCAGTCGCGGTTGATGTGAGACAGCGGAAAATGGCTGCAGTTGGCGAGCAGCCAATCCAGCCGCTGTGTATCTGTCGGCGCGGCTCCTGTGGGGGCGCGGTGGTTCCAGTTTTCCTCGGGGCACATTGCGCCGCACGCCCGGCAGGTTATGCGGTTAAAGGATGGGCGGCCCTCGACCATCTGCGTGACGTGCTGCACTCCTTTGTCGCCATCGTCGCCACAAAATGGACAGGGCAACAGGGGGTCACTCATGGCTGTCTCCGGAAGATTTCGGCGATGCGTTCAAATGCCCGCGCCATTTCCTCGCGTCTATGCTCCGACGAGGGCAACCAGAACGTTACGGCCGAGCGGTCGTCATCCTGCGGCGGGTGATGCAGCATCGGCGACGAGTGCAGGATCAGTTGCGCAGCAACGTATGGTCGCCCGGTGTTGCTGACCTTTTCTAGGCGCACAACCTCGTCGGTCAACTCCTGGCTGTATACGTTGATCCTCATGGCGCTGCTCCTGTGGGGCCAACGGCGTCTCGGAGGTTGGCCTCTAACTCCCGCCGCTCGGACCCGGCACGATCCGTGGTCGCGCACTCCACCGCAGTCTGCGCGTAATTGTCGGCGTCGGCCATCAGCGCGAGGATCAACGCCTCGTCGCCGGCTTTCCAAGCGGCCGGCGCGGCTCCTGTGGGGGCGCGGTCGTCGGAGATGCGCGCCTCGATTTCGCCGTCGCAGTCGTGCGCCCACCCGTGGCGGTCGATAGACTCCATGCGGGACTGGAGGTATTCGTAGCCCCACTTGTAGGCCGCTTCGGTAACGTCGGGCACCGTGGCTGTGCGGGCGAACGGGTCAGGACCACCGAGTGAGGGGTGCAGGCCACGATTGCATTCGACAATATCAAAATACCGGCGTGCGATTTTCCAGTCGGCCTCGTTGATCCGCGCGTCGTCCCCGTGGTAGTTCAACGCAAAGGCAAGTTCTCGCTCCGTTATCGCGGGCGCCCCCGACGCCGGGGCGGTGAGTGCGGCGCGGGCGAGCTTGACGATGCGTGTGTAAATTGTGATCGGGCCAAGCCCATCCAATGCGGCGACCGACAACCCGTGCGCGAAAATCATTCCTTCGGCCAGCGTTTCATCGGCCGGCGCGGCTTTGTAGTTGATACGATCCGCTGCCTCTCGGGTGAGAGGCGGCGCTGCTCCTGTGGGGGCGGGCGGGGTGGCGGACAGCCAGCATTTGCCGCACTTGATGGTCTTCGCGCCACCCACAAACTCTATAGTCAGGCTGTCGCCGTGGCACCACTCGTCATCAATGTAGAGCACCGAGCAGGCGCTGTGACAGGTCGGGCACGCCCATTTGCACACGCTGTACTTTGTGCCGGCACGGGTCTCTCGATCTGAGCGCTCCTGCAAGACGCCGCAGTAGTCTTCCGCCACCACCGGCTCACCGGCGCTCGCTGCTCCTGTGGGGGCGGCGTAGTAGACCGGAAAGGCGTTGATGGGCCGCGGGTCGATCTCGCAAACCGAGAGGCGGCGGGCCGCCCCTTCCCTCCAAAGCCACGCCACCGGCTCGCGCGAGTCGAATTCGTCTGTCATGTCGGTTCCTTTTGCCGAGCCCTACGCATAGACGTTTAGCCGGCTGATCGTCACATTGAGCGCGTCAAGCTCGCCCATCTTTTTGATCTTCCAAAGCACGCGCCGGCCGTGCCAGCCGTTGCTCGACCCTTGGTCGATGTGGTGAGCATCAGAAGGGCCGGGCGCATCGCAAACCGAGCAGTCGAGTTCCTTGACCCTGCCAATATGCTGGCGAGCCTTGGCGCTGATGTTCTTGCTGTTCACGCCGCGAGCCTTGATTGAGAGCCAAGTGCCGGCACCGCTTCGGGCATGTAGGCGGGCAGCAATTGGAGGGCATACAGACCGCCCTTCGTAAAGCCGCAGGGCTTGAACCCGGCGCGCAAGTAGCAGCGGCCCGGATCGCGCTTGTGGCGCGTTTTCTTGGCATCGACAAAGGTAACCATGCCCAAAGATGGCGGCGCGCCGTAGTAGGCGCGCGTCGCGGCTACGGCTTCGCGGATCAGTTCGGAAGAAAGGTGCTTGCTTTCGTTGCGGAAGGCACTGCACATCCACGCCCCGGCCCATGCGTGCTTGACGTACTCGGCGAACGGAAACGAGGTAATCCAAAAGGCCTCCAGCGGCTGCGTCTTGAAAACGACGCAGCTGCCGGGCGGGGCGAACTGAGGCGAGCCGATCTTCTGCCGGTTGTAATGCCGGTCAGCGAGCGGCAAAACCTCGGCGTCGGCGCGGTGCGATAGGTGCCAGCGCATCACGCCGCTACCTCCGCAAACTCCACTGATCGGTTTATGGTCATGCTGCCGGCTTGATAGTCGTGTCGTCGATCACCGGGGGCACAGCGAAGATGTATATAGGTTGCCAAGGCATCTTGTAAACATCGCGCCATGTCTTTTTTGCAGGCACCCATGCCGCCATCGGGAACAGGTTCCCGAACTCGTCAACCCATCCGATCTGCCGTGGTGCCAAAGCACCAGAGGAAAGGCTCACGCCTTCTGCCCCTTGTGGGTGGCGAAGCACCTGTTGAGGTCGCCCGCCGAGGCGTACCCTAATTGGGCACAAAGGGCCTTGTATTGGGGGGTTTGGGTTTTGTATTGGAGGAAAAGTTTGTAAGCTGTCTGCATGGGGGTGGTCATGTTGTGGCTCCGTCTGATTGCTGATGCGATGTATTAATGTGCCACAACAAATGAGGGGTTGCAAGTCTTTTCTGTGTAACAGATAATCTTTTTTATGGACACACCGAAACGCGGCCGACCACCGACCCACCCTGACGAGAAGTTGCTGCTTCGCTCGATCCGGCTCACGGCTGGGCAGTGGGCCAAGATCGACGCGCAGGGCATGGCGTGGCTCCGTGCGCTCATCGACCGCGCGAAGCCTCCGAAGTAAACCCGCCGCCAGACGGAGGCAAAAGCGGCGTGATCGGATAAACGAGAACAGAGGATCACGCCGCTACCTCCGCAAACTCAACGCCGCGCTCTACGGCCCATGCCTGCACGAAGTCCACCAACTCCGCGCACTCGGCTTTAGTCAGCTTGGAAGTGCGGCGGAAAACAACGTCGATCCCGTGCCCGTCTATTGCCGGCAGCACCTCGACCGACTCGCCCCGAGCCCTAAGCCACGCCGCGGTACAGAGCCGCTTCCACGTCTCTACGTCCCGCTTCTTGCCGGCCCACTCGACCGACCGGGCTATCGCGGCCAGGAGGGCATGCAAAAGGGCGTTTTGCGCCGTGTTGCGCGATGGTTCCTTGATCTCGACGACATACCCGTCCGGAGCGTCTGCCACGGCAGCGAGCGCACGGCCGCGGGCGGTCATGTGCACCAGGATAAAAACGCGCTTGCTCATGCTGCGATCGGCAACGCGCGAACCTCTGCCTCCTCGGCGCGCACCTCCTCCATGAACAGGGCGACAGCTAGCTGCAGGCCGGCGATATATGTTTCGTCGCGCTCAATGCGCCGCACGATCAACTGCAAGTGATCGGGAAACTCGGGGTTGAAAGAAGCGAACTTCCACCACGCCCGGCCGCTGATCCATATGCAGCCCTGCACCTGGGCGACGTACTTCGCCGGGCAGGTGTTGGGAGGCAGGCGCAGGTATTCGAGATGCGCCGTCAACTCCGGGCACTTTATCTCGATCCCGCCCTCTTCACCGATCAGGCCATCCGGCGATGCGCCGGCCTCAATCTCGTCATGGCGCAAAAAGCCGACAGCGTCCACAAACTCGCCCGTGAGGCTTTCGTAGGCCGCGCGGGCGATCGGCTCCCGCTCGGTGCCTTGCTGCATCGCAGCCGAGGTGAAGGACTGCACCGGAATCCCGGTCAGGCGCTCGACGACCAGCTTCGCCCGCAGGTTGCGCCGGCTGGCAGCCTCCTTTTCGCTGCCGCGGCCTTTCGCCAGGATATCGGCAAAGCCAGAGGCGGTAGCGATGCCAACCCTGGCGGTTCTCCACTCGTCGGAGCCCTGGGGCATGTCGAGGCGGATCACTGTCTCGGCTCCCGGTCGGCCTGGCCAGCGGCGTCCTTCAGCGCGGGGCTATGTCGCGCCCACCACGGCCCCGGAGGCTTGACCTTCTCGAAATGCGCCTTAAGGGCGGCCGATCCTTGCATCGAAACCTCGCGGAACTCGTCGAGCAGCGCGTCCTCCTCGCTGCCGTCGTCGTCGAGCTCGGTGTCCATGCTCATCGTCGGCACGACGAACAACTGAAACAGGGCGGTGCGGAAGGCGACGGACTGCGCCTTGATAACGGCCTTGTCGCCAGAGTCCATCGCCTCGCCGTAGGCTTCGCTGGTGACGAATGAATCGTCCTCGGCGGTGAAGGTGAAGGTACCTTTGAGCGTGACGAACCGGGTCGCCTTGGCGTCCTTCGGGTCGCCCTTAACCCGGTCGATGATGCTCAGGTCGGCATATCGCGAAGCGACCGTGATGCCGTGATTCACCATGATTGGCGACATCTCGTTCATAGCCTGCTCGACACCGCGAAACTTGTAGTTCTGCGCCTCGTTCTTTTGCGTCTTGCCAATGCCGATCCTGCAGATGTCGCGCATCGCTGCATTGAGGGCCGTTTGAATCCTGCTCATGGTTGCGTGTCCGTTGTTGCGAGGGCGCGCTTGGCGCGGGATTGCCGCTGCCCTTCGGCCCTGCGATCGGCCCGGGCGACGCGCGCCTCGAGCTGCGCCACGTAGGCGAGCGACGGCGACTTGCCGCACAGGGCGGCCCAGAGGTTGCGGAGGTAGTTCATGGCCAGACCTTGCAGAGGAGATAGACGAAGAACGGCAGCGCCATCGCCAGCGCCCACCAGCGCCCGCGGTTGTTCGCCCGCTGGGTCAGCAGCGCCTTCTGCACGTCGAGCTCGGCGGCCGAGTCCATCGGCGGGTTGCGCTCGTAGTACAGCCCTGAATCAGGGTCGCGGACCAGGGCATGCGTCGGCTGCCAGCGCGCCCCGATGGGCACGCCGACGTGGCGCGGCAACTCGGCCACCACGGTCGGCGGGTCGGATGCGCGCCGGGCGAAGTTTCGGTTCCAGACGGGGGTCGGCGCGCTCATTGCATCGCCTCAGCGGCTTTGGCAGCAGAAGCACGGGCGAGGCAATGCTCGCGGGCATGCTCTCCGTGTTCCATCACGGCGAGGTTCTCGATGCGGTTGTCGAGCTTGTCGCCGTTGATGTGGTGCACATCTTCGGTCGGGCCGAGCTGGCGACCGAGGTGGCGCTCCACCACCAGCCGGTGAAGACTGAACCGAACGCGCTCGCCGTCAATCCAGATGTAGCCTTGGAGATAGCCCTTCCCGCCGATCCACCAACTCTCGCCCTTGTAGTTGTGCCCGCCGTTGATCTTGCGAGCGCATGGTCGGGAGCAGAAGCGGGCCGAGTCGCGCGCCGGCTTGAACGACGCGCCACAAGTTGCACACGGACGGTCGAGGCGCCTAACCATGCGGCACCTCGTCGAGGTCCAGCTCGCGGCGGATGGCGAGCAGCTCCTCCCGCGCACCGGGCAGGGCCGGCCGGTGATGCGCAGCATCTCGTCGACGCCGTCGCCCGGGCGCATCGGCTGCAGCACGCTGTCGTGCGCGGCGACGATCTTCATCGTCACCACGGCCCGCGCCGAATCCGGCACCGTCAGCGGCGGGTCGAGCAGCCAAAAGCCATCGGCTCTCGATGCAATGACGGTCGAGAACATCCCGGCGCATGCCATCGCCGCCCGCCGTGCCAGTTCGAAGCCTTCCCTTTCCGGCTTCGCGATGAAGCGCACCAGGTCGCCCACTTTGCAGTTCGGCATCAGTCCCTCCTGAACCAGATCTGGTAGACCAAGATCGCGATCTCGCACGCGATGACCAGCGCGAGGAAGAAGCAGAACCCACCCTGGCCTGGCTCGATCCACTTCGCCGGCTTGCGGACGAGCGGAATGGCCCGCCGCAGGCTCTGCACAGCGGACTGCTCGAGGCCGAGGGCGTACTGGCGGTCGGTAAGCCTCGGCTCGCGTACAAAGGGCTCGGACGGGGCGAAGTCGCGGCTGTAGCGCGCGCTCATACGGCCCCCTTCGCTTTGGCAAGTGAATCGGCCGCGGCGGCGACAGCGGCTTGATAGCGATCCTCGGTCGGCCGCTCGCCTTGCTGCTCGGCGTCCATGCCGATGCAGACCTCGAGCAATTCACGCAACGCCTCCAGCGTCTCGGGCGCGGCAAGAAACATCGCTCGGTACGGTTGTGCGCCTTCGTGAAGGGCGGCGACGTAGCACTTGCTCCGGCGCTCGCGGATGTAGCCTCCGTCCAGGAAGAGCGCGCTCATGGCTTCGTCGCCTTCAGCAGCACCGCCAGCAGCTCGGTCGTCCTCTTGTTCAGCATCGCCGCCGTGCCCAGGCGATCGATCTTCGTCATGATGCCCGCGCAGCCCTTGAGCAGGCCGATCGCATCGGCGAAGCCTTCGAGCAACTCGGGGCCGACGGCGACCAGGCGCTCAGCGGCAGCTCGAGCGGTGACCGTCTCGGCGTGCTCTCGATCCTCGGTGCGCTCGCGGCGCTCGGTCGCGATCTTCTCGTTGCGCTCCTCCTCGTCGCGAGCGAGGCCGGCGAAGGCGTCGCGGCTCATGGCTGGAGTTCCGCTGCCAAATAGTCTTCGACACCGCTCATGTCGTGCTCCTCATCCCAAGCGCTGCCATCAGAGCGGGGCGCAGGGGGTGATCGCTGTAATCGGCGGCGTCGGCGATGTCGCCGATATCGTCCCCCGACAAACCGCACTCGCCCAGCGCATAGGGATAGTCGTATTTCTCATCGACCGAGGGGTCGATCTCATGGGCCAGGGAGCAGAGCGGGCAGCGCCCCTCGGCATCCCGGATGACGGCGCTATACCCATGCTCTTCCCGGGCGGTCCACTCGCGCCCCGAAACGATGAACAAGAGGGCCAAGTAATCTTTGATGCTGCCTCTCATGTCGCGCTCCTCTCATCGAGCCATGCCTTATGTACGCGGTCCGCGTACTCTTGCGGCGATTCGTAGTCCTCGTACTGCACCCACAGGTCATCCGGCGCTTCACTCTCGCTGCGCCCGAGACCGCGAGGAAAGTCGCTCCCGACGAAGGTAGCCACGTAGCACCAGAGGCCGAGCTCAGGCTTGAGCTCGATCTGGATCGGGCGCCCGTACAGCGTTGCGTACGTGATGTCGGGGGTGTCGATGACGGCGCTCATGCGGCGGTCGCCTTTGCGACGACTTGGTAAAACGCCGAGCCGGGGCCGTACGTTTCAACGTAGTCGGGAAACGCGGCGGCGAGGCGGGCTTGATTGCTCTCGTCGGCGAGGCTCCAAGCCTCGGACAGCGCGCTCACGAAGCCACCGCCATAGGAGCTCATCGCGAAAAGCATCAGATGGGTCTCAGGGGCGCTGAGGGCGCTCATGACTGCACCTCGGGCGGCGTGCTGGCGGCCTCTGCTTCGGCGATGGCATCGATGACGGTCGATTCCGGGATCGGAATTTCGACTTCGATCCAGTAGCGGCGCTCTCCATCCGCCGTGCCCCCGATGGCCGTGCCCATCTTGTCTCGATCGCTGGTGCTGGTGCCCATGCCGCCCCACCCGGCGCAGTTCCAGTCCCCCGCGGTGGTCGATGGCAAGCGCAATGCGGCACTTCACAGCGAACCCCCGCGCTTCATGCCAAGCCCGCTGGGCGGCGTGCTGCTCGACGGTGCCGGAGCGGCCACCATGCGGGAGACATGAATCAACGACAGGGCGAGGTCTGCCGCGAACCGCACCGGGAGCCAGCCGGCCGGAATCGGCAGCATGTCGGCAGTGATGGGGGCGACCGTTGCGGCTTCCCACTTCTCGACAGGGAAACGGAGGCGAACCTTGACCGTAGTTCCTGCCGCGTAGTCTGCGTTCATCTGCTTCTTCCCTGCATCGGTGTTCGTATGCGCGCTCATGAGAGGTCGCTCCAGCCCGTGACCGGCGCGCCGGAGAACCGCCGCTCGTTCTGCGCCATCGCGGCTTCGCTCAGTCGCTTCTCGGTCGTCCACTCGCCGTTCAGGCCGAGGATCCGCGGCGCGCGGCGCTCGGCGTTGCGGCGCTCGGCGCGGGTCGGGTCCAGGTCGACGGCGGCGGGAGCGCGGCGGTCTTGGTCGCGGCGCTGCTCGGCGCCTGCGACCGGGAAGGTGCGGCCGAGCAGAGGGGCGTGCGGTGTGGTGCGATCGGCGACTTGCATCTTGGCTCCCGTTCGATGACTCGATGGGATGTATTACACCAACCGGTTTCGATACTGTCAACACCAACCGGTGCCGATTAAATGTAACAGTTCAGGAACCGTGATTCCGACACCGTACGGTGTTGACACATGCCGGCACCGAATGGTGTAATCAGCGCATGGACCTCAAAACCTTTCTCAAGTCGTTGCCCGACGAACCGGCACGGGAGGCGTTTGCAAGCAAATGCGAAGTGACTCTCGGGCATCTGCGCAATGTCAGCTACATCACTCGCCCGTGTGCGCCGGCGCTCGCCGTTGCGATCGAGCGTGAGTCGGGCCAGCAGGTGACGCGCCAGGAGTTGTGCCCCGACTGGTGGAAGGTTTGGCCCGAGCTGGACAGGCAGGGAGCCCCGGCGGCGACCGAGCAGGGGTCCTGACCCATGGAGCGGCCGGTAAATGACTCCGACTGACGAACGCATGAACACCCACGAGCTCGCGCACTACAGCGCGATGTGCCACGCGATCGCGCTCTGTCATTCCATCGACGAGGTGAAGGACCTCAAGAACAAGGCGAGGGCGCTTGAGATTTACGCAGCGCAGTCGCAGAACTTGGACGCCGAGCGCAAGGCCTGCGAGGTGCGGCTCCGTGCCGAGCGCCGGACGGGCGAGCTGCTGGGCGAGCTGGTGCGGGCAACACCGCAGACCGCGCGGCAGATCGTGTCCAACGGTGCGACACGATCGCCCTACGCCGAAGCGCTCGACCGCACCGGCATCAGCCGGCAGACCGCCCACCGATACCAGGCGCTTGCCGACGTGCCCGCTGCCACGTTCGAAGCCGCGCTTCGCGACCCCGAGAAGCCCACGACGACCGGCCTGCTGGCGAAGGCCGAGGCCGCACGCGCCGTTCAAGCCGCGAAGGATTCCGCACCTCAGATGCCGAGCGATTCGCTCTGGCTGTGGGGTAGGGCGCGCGACCTCGAACGCGACGGCTACTTCACCAAGGACGCCGGCGCGCTTCTGTCGCCGATGACCGATTCCATGCTCGCCGACATGCGGCGACTCCTGCCGCTGATGGCGGCCTTTATCAACGAACTGACCGAGGCTATCCATGAGTCTGCATGAAGAGATCACTGTCGCCATTCAGCGCGAGATCGACGCCCTCGGCGACGCCATCGCGTTGTCGCCTACGTCGCTTGCGCTGGCCGTGCAGCGGGGATTCGCGACCGGTGGCATCGAGCCGCACGTGCAGTACACAAGCCTCGAACACCTAAAGCAGATGGCTCGCGGCGTGCTATCGCGCCGCTTCGATGCCGACGGCGACGAGAGTCTCGCCTACCAAGGCGAGATGTTCGCCGGCCAGTTGCAGGAGCGCTACCCGACGCCACGCGCGAAAAAGGGCGCCGAGCCGATCTACAAGCGCCGGGAGGCGCTGTCCAGCGGAGAGTTGGACTGGAACATCAACCAGCTTCGTAAGTCGGCCGCGGCGCGGCTTGAACACGCGGATTCGCTGCAGGCTTGGGCGGATAGCAACCGGCGCGACGCTGCGTGAACACACCCTGGAAGGGTCCGACGATGGTCGAACTGCTCGACGGCCGCATGGTGTTCTCGGACGCCGAAGCGTGGCGCCACCAGTGCGAAGCTCAGATGCTCCTGCGCCTGCCATACGACGAGCGTGTCGCGCAGCTGGTCGCGATCACCGAACGGCGTCCCGAGGACGCGCGGCGCTTGCTCGAGACGATGGCGCTGCTGCGTGCGTCGGGAGCTCGCGGCGGAATCAGCAGCAAGGCAGGCTCCAGCGATGGTTATGCCCATGGCTGAATTCCGCATCGACGGCCAGCGCCCGCCCAAGGTCGAGCCCATGCCCGCCCTCGACTTCCGCAACCTGGACTTGCCCGTAGTGCATGAGGTTCCGTTCGAAGCGTGGCTATTCGAGGCAGGGTGGCCGGACACGCAGTCGGCGGAGATGATGCCGTGAGCGACCCCTTACCGCTTTTGCCGGCCGACTCCAGCGATGGGTGGGCCCACGGATGAGCGACTACCTCGCCTTCCTGCGCGAGAAGATCAAACTCGCCAGCTTCAAGGGCTTCGAGGTCGCGCCCGACGAGCTGCACCCGTGCCTGTTCCCTCACCAGCGCGACATCGTTCGCTGGGCCGTGCTGGGTGGCAACCGCGCCATCTTCGCCGCCTTCGGCCTCGGCAAGTCGGTCATGCAGTGCGAGTGGCAGCGTCAGATCGTGCCCAAGGCGGGCGGGCCCGGCCTGACCGTCTGCCCGCTCGGCGTGCGGCAGGAGTTGATCCGCGACGCGCAGATGGTCGGCATCGAGCTTCGATTCATCCGTTCGGCCGCCGAAATGACAGCTGGGCACGAGTTCTACATCACGAACTATGAGACGGTCCGCGACGGCAAGCTCGACCCCGCGATCTTCGCGGCGACCAGCCTCGACGAGGCCGCCGTGTTGCGCAGCTTTGGATCGAAGACGTTTCAGGAGTTCCTGCCGATGTTCGCATCGGTGCCGTTCAAGCTGGTCAACACCGCAACGCCGAGTCCGAATCGCTACAAGGAACTGATCCACTACGCCGCCTACCTCGGCGTCATGGATAGCGGCCAGGCCCTGACGCGATTCTTCCAGCGCGACGCCGAGAAGGCCGGCAATCTGACGCTCTACCCGCACAAGGAAACCGAGTTCTGGCTCTGGGTTTCATCGTGGGCGATCTTCCTTCAGCGCCCGAGCGATCTCGGCTATTCGGACGAGGGCTACGACCTGCCCGAACTCGACATCCGTTACCACGAGGTGCCGACCGACTACGCGAAGGCCGGTAGCGAGCGCGACGGTCAGGCGATCATGTTCACGGATCCTGCGCTCGGTCTTTCCGCCGCCGCCGCCGAGAAGCGCGACAGCATGCCCGGCCGGGTCGCCAAGGTCCGCGAGCTCGTCGCCGAAACCGACGATCACTTCGTCATCTGGCACGACCTCGAGGCCGAGCGCCACGCGCTGCAGGGTGCGATCCCCGAGGCGGTGAGCGTCTGGGGGGGCCAAGACCTCGAAGAGCGCGAGCGCCGCATCGTCGGCTTCGGCGACGGCGAGTTCCGCGTCCTCTCGACGAAACCGATCATCGCCGGCAGCGGCTGCAATTTTCAGCGCCACTGCCACCGCGAAGTCTTCGCCGGCATCGGCTTTAAGTTCGCCGATTTCATCCAGGCCATCCACCGGGTGCAGCGCTTCCAACAAGCGCACCAGGTCCGCATCGACATCGTCTACAGCGAAGCCGAACGCGAGATCTTGCGCACGCTTCTGGCGAAGTGGGCGCAGCACAAGGAACAGGTACAAGTCATGACGGAGATCATCAAAAAGTACGGCCTCAACCATCTGGCCATGCAGGAGACGCTTGCCAGGACCCTCGGCCTCGAACGGATCGAGGTGAAGGGCGAGCGCTTCTGCGTCGCGAACAACGACTGCGTGGAAGAGGCAAAGCGGCAACCGGAGGCGAGCGTCGACCTCATCGTCACCTCGATCCCCTTCGCCAATCACTACGAGTATTCGCCCTCGTACAACGACTTCGGGCATACCGACGACAACGCGCACTTCTGGGCGCAGATGGACTTCCTGACGCCGGAGCTGTTGCGCATGCTCAAGCCAGGTCGGATCTACGCCTGCCACGTCAAGGACCGGATCAACTTCGGCAACGTCACCGGCTTCGGGTTGCCGACATCGAGCCCCTTCCACTGCGAAGCGACGATGCACGGCATCAAGCACGGCTTCGACTACCTCGGCATGCTGACGGTCGTCACCGACGTCGTGCGCGAGAACAACCAGACCTACCGCCTCGGCTATACCGAGATGCGCAAGGACGGTACGAAGATGGGGGTCGGCTCGCCCGAGTACATCCTGCTCTTCCACAAGCCGCAGAGCGACCGCGCCCGCGGCTACGCCGACGTCCCCGTCACGAAAACTAAGGCGCAGTACTCCCTCGCGCGCTGGCAGGTCGACGCTCACTCCTTCTGGCGATCGAGCGGGAACCGGAGCCTCACCGCCGAAGAGATGGCCGGCTACGGTCCCGCCAAGCTGGCAAAGATGTTCACCGACTACAGCCTGCAGGAGGTGTACGACTACGAGTTCCACGTCAAGATCGGCGAGGAACTGCAGGCCAAGGGAGCTTTGCCCTCGACCTTCATGAGCTTAGCTCCGGGCAGCCATTCGCCCGATGTCTGGCACGACGTGCTGCGCATGAAGACCTTCAACGGCGAGCAGGCGAACCGGGCTGTCGAAAAGCATGTCTGCCCTCTGCAATTTGACATCGTGGACCGGCTGATCGAGCGCTATAGCAACAAGGGCGAACACGTCTACGATCCGTTCTCTGGCCTTGGAACCGTGCCCGCGCGGGCCGTTGCGCTCGGCCGCACCGGCGGCGGGTCGGAGTTGAACCCAGCCTACTTCCTAGACCAGGTGCACTACCTCAAGGCCGCGGAACGCGAGTTCGCGATGCCCGACCTGTTCGACCTCGAGGCCGCGTGAGCTACGCGCCCTCTACCGTCTCGCGCGCAAGGTCGATGCGCTGCTCCATCCAAGAGTTGGCCGAGACGCCGGCGGATTGCGCGAGCCGGCGCAGCTTTGCCACCCGCGCGGCGGTTGTGCGGAGCTCGAGGCGCTCGCCCTTGCGCTGCTCGGGCGGCAGCCGCGGGCGGCCCATCTTGCGGGGCTCAGTCGGCTGCATTGGCGAGGACTTCGGCCACGGTGGCGCGCGTCATCGGGTAGCGCAGGCAGGCGACGCGGCAGTCCCAGCCGTCGCCCTCGGCGCCGCGTGCGATCACATCGTTCTCGGAGTGCCCGTACAGCCACGAGCCGTCGGCGAAGACATTGACGCAGGCGCCGGAACCGTCCGGGTGGCAGTTGTCCTTCGTGGCCCGGGCGATGCCGGCGATCTGGACCTTGGTGATGCTCATTTCAATCTCCTAGAGGGTGGTGGGTCAGGCGGCGGGCATCGTGGCGAGCCAAGCAAGGGCCACATATCTCGGGCAATCCCAGACGGCAGCACACACGTCGATCAAGTCCGCGTTGGCCGAGTTGAGCAGATCGTCGTTGTCAAGCATGGTGTTGATTCGGTCAATCTGCGCGGGGGTGAACTGCGAGGTACCAGCGTGGTCGATGCTCATCTCAATCTCCTGTTTGCTGCCCCGGACATCCCGTGGCATGTAGATAATGTACGGTATGAAATGCGGCGACGCAAGGACTATTTGCACGGTTACATTGTAAAGTTCTCGCGGCCGGCGGAGCTGATGCCGTGAGCGCCTATCGCAAGCACTTGACCTCGCCGGAATGGCAGGCCATCCGCAAGGAGGCGGCCGAACGATCTGGCGGCCTCTGCGAGCTCTGCAAAGCCGCGGCGCGCGAGGTTCATCACGTCACCTATCCCCGCGGCTTCGCCAACGATTCCGCCGAGCTCGTGCTTCACCTTTGCTCGGCTTGCCACAGGAGATCACACGGTATGCGTAAGCTCGTCACCGACCTTCAACTCAGCCCGACCACGGTTCGCACCTTCAAGGATAGATCCTGGCAAGCGCAGATCGACCCGGACGGTATCTTGTGGGCATCCTTCGATAGTTGGATGGCAGCTCTAGCGGTGCCGACTCCGGTTCGCCTGAAGCTTCAGAGCTATGTCATCTCCACCGCCCAAGCGCGCGAGAACGAGACTGGCGAAGACCTGCTGCGCCACAACGAAAATGGCGACATGTGGGCAACTTGGGCGGCGCTCGAGGATGGGCTGCACAAATGGGAAGGCTCGGCGTCTCATCGCCGCGACCCCCAAGGGCGCAAGGTGCCCCTCGACGACAGCGAGCAGTTCCTGCTCAACAACTACACGAGTCTGCGCCGATGGGGTCAGCGGACGCAGCAAGACGCGATAGTTGGGCGCATTCAGAAGCCGGCCGCCGCGAACGTTGTCCCCCTCTCCGACTTTCAGCGCGTGGCGATGGCAGTGCAAGAGTTGGCCGGCCTGCTGCTTCCCAAGGTCGAAGTCCACGATCGCACATTGGGCCTGCATGACACGCGGCTGACGCTCATCGAGCGGACCATACCGGCGAGATCACCCGACGAGTTTCTCGACGCGAAATCGTTCCTGATCGAGAGCGGCCTCGACCCGAGTGTGACCGTCGGCAAAACAAAGGTGAACCGGGCCGCCGCGCTTGGCAACCACTTGCACGTCGCGGCGGTAGAGATCGGTCCGAAGCGGCAAACCAGGCTGGACGCCTCGCGCAAGTTGGTTGAGGTGGGCACCTACCGCCGGCGGGATCTGCAGCGTGCGCTTGACGAGTTGAAGGGGCGCCCGTAAATGGCACGAGCCCGCAACATCAAGCCCGGGTTCTTCAAGAACGAAGACCTGGCCGAGTGCTCACCATGGGCGCGACTTTGCTTCGCCGGTCTATGGACATTGGCCGATCGCGAGGGCCGGCTCGAGGACCGCGCCAAACGCGTCAAGGGCGAGCTGTTCGCCTTCGACACCATCGAAGTCGAGCCGCTGCTCGTCGAGCTTGAACGCTACGGATTCTTGGTGCGCTACCAGATTGACGGCGCTTCATTCATCCAGATTTCCAAGTTTTCGACGCACCAGACCCCTCACTATTCCGAGAAAAAGAGTGCCATTAAGCCACCTCAACTCCAGGAATCTCCGCCTTATGATGGCACGCAGACTCCAAGAACACTCCAAGAGGACTCCAAGAAAGATGGCCTCATCAAGAGGGGGTCGCAACCCCCTGATTCTCTGATTCCTGATTCTCTGAATCATGAATCCGGGAAAGAGCATGCGGACTCGCCGCTTCGCGACGACCCGCCGCCGCCGCATCCACCCCCGGAATTCTCCGGACTCAACGCCGAATCCCTCAACGGCAAGGCCATCGTGCCACTCGCTACCGGGTGGGAACTCCCAACCGACTGGGGCAACGACGCTGTGGCCCTCGGCTTCACGGTCAAGGAAACGCTCTACCAGGCCGAGCGCTTCCGGCAGTTCTTCGTCACGAGCGGCAAGCGCCGATCGGTCAAGGGCTGGCGGCAGTCGTGGGGCAACTGGCTCGGCAAAGCAGCAGAGAGGCAACGATGAGCAGCAGTTTTCGCAAGACGGTCGAGAAGTTCGCCGAGGCGCAGAGCGGCGATTGCATGCCTTGCCACTGGTGCCGGGCGCCGACGAAGCGCGAAACGCTCGCGCAGTACGGCGCCAGGTGCTTCTCGTGTTTCGAGGCGTACTGCCAAGAGCCGCAGGGCAAGGCGAAACCGCAGCCGAGCTACCGCAACGTGCTCGCCAAGCCGAGCCCCGAGGCCACTCCCCAGCAGATCGACGCCGCCAAGGCCGAAGCCCGGCGCAAGGCGATCGACTACGCCCGCAAGTTCGGGATCTCGCTCGACGAGGCGCAAACGCTGCTCGACGGCGGCAGAGATTCACGCGCGCCCGCGTTTGCCGGGCACCAGGCGCGCGCGGAGGCAGGGCGGTGAGCGGTCGCGGCCTGTGCACCGTCGCCGACATCCGCGCGCGGTGCTGCGTCGACCGAGTGTCCGGTTGCTGGCACTGGCTGGGCGCCATGAGCGACGGGACTCCTCGGATCTACACGTTCGACCACGAGCGCGGCGAGAAGCGATCGATGAGCGGGCCCAAGGCGGTCTGGAATATCGCGCACGGTGCCTCACCGCTGGCGGGCTATCTGGTCTATCGGCGCTGCACCGTGCGCGACTGCGTGAACCCGGTGCACATGGGCGAGGCTCGCGACAAGGCGGCGATAGGCCTGCACATCCGGCGCAACGGCTGCAGGCAGGGCACATCCACCGAGCAGCGCCGGGCGAACATGCGGCTCGCCTGGGCGGCGGCGGGCATCGTCAAGACGCCGGATCACGTCATCGCTGCCATTCTCGCGGCCGATCTGAACCGATCGAACGGCGACGTCGGCCGCGAACTCGGTATCGCCCCGACGACGGTCAGCAAGTACCGCATCGTGGCGAGGCGGGCTGCGTGATCGCCTTCACCGTGCCTGGCCAGCCCCAAGGCAAGGGCCGCCCGAAGGCGACCAGCCGCGGCGGCTTCGTGCGGATGTACACGCCTGCCAAGACGGCGAGCTACGAGGGCATGATCGCAGTCCTTGGGCAGGAGGCGATGGCTGGCCGCCCGCCGCTGGCCTGCGCGATCTCGCTCGAGCTCGACATCCGCCACCAGGTGCCGGCGAGCTGGTCGCGAAAGAAGCGCGATCAGGCGCTACGCGGCAGTCTCTGGCCGACGACCAAGCCGGACGTGGACAACGTGCTCAAGGCCATTGGCGACGGGCTCAACGGCGTCGCCTGGATCGACGACGTGCAGGTGGTGCAGGTGAGCCTCACCAAGCGCTACAGCGAGACCCCGGGCGTGCTGGTGGTGGTGCGTGAGGTGGCGCAGGCTGAACTCGCGCTCGAGCCGCGCGCCTCGCTGCCCGGGTTGTTCGCGCCGGCGCGAGAGCCGGAGCCCACTGTGATCCAGCCGTTCGCGGAGTGCGGGTCGTGAAGACGTGCAAGAAGTGCGGCGAGTCCAAGGGCCTGGACGCTTTCAGTGGTGCACGCAGCGAGTGCAAGGCATGTGCAGCCAAGTGCACCGCCAAGTGGCGCGACGAGAACCCGGAGAAAGACCGGGCCCGCTACGCCAAGTACCGCGCCGAGAACCCGGAGAAAGTGCGGGCCAGCAAGGCCAAGTGCCGCGCCGAGAACCCGGAGAAAGAGCGGGCCCGCCACGCCAAGTACCACGCCGAGAACGTGGAGAAAGTGCGGGCCAGCAAGGCCAAGTGCCGCGCCAGCCTGAACGATGGATACATCGCGGAGCTGCTTCGCCTCCCGGCCAAGAAAGCGCCCCCACAACTCATCGAGTTGAAACGCGAGCAGATTCTCCTGCACCGGCTCGCGAAGGAAATGAAGCAGGAAGCAACCAAGGAGCCAACATGAACCCATCCGCCAACACCCTCGAATCGCTCGCCGACATCGGCCGCGTCGAAACCTCCGGCGACATTCGTCGCATAGGCGCGCAAATGCTGCTCGCCCTGGCCCGCAAGGAGGTCAGCGCCACCGACCTCGAAGCCGCAGCGAAGATGATCGATGCGCAGGCGAACAGCATTTCCGCGGAAGTGAAACTCGCAAAAGCCGCGATCGAATTGCGCGAGCGTGGTGCCGACCTCGGCAAGATCGTGCACCTCGGCCGCACGCTTATCGGCAAGCCGAACGCTGCTTGATGACCAAGGCCGACTCGTGATGGCCAGCGCTCCACGGGAAACCTCGAACTCGGACTTCTTCGAGGGACGCGCCGCGTGAGCGACCACCGCACCATCGCAGAGAGCTATTCCTCCGCGACCGAGTCCAGCGACCTGCGTATGCGCACGGAGAGACGCGGAGACGTCGACCTCATGATCGCTGCCGGCTGGATCGCCGATGG